CAACGCATCGCGTGTACGCATGAAAATATTCGGAACGACGCTCATTGAACCAAAATCGCTCAAATATACATCAGCCGCGCCCACGATAGTTGCTTGACCGCCACCACCACCAGCATTGACGTTATAACGATAAGCCGACAGACCTGTGAAGCTAGATACTTTCTGTTTACCAGCAGCACCAACCATCAGAATCTTAGGAGTACCGCCAGAAGCAAATACCTCAGCAACTACTTCTTTCAGTAGAGTCTCAGTAAATGTACGTGTGTTACCGTCTGTACGAGTCGATACACCGATAGTCGTAGGATCGCCACCGTTAGTCTGAACTGACGAGTTGGTCTTAATCCATGACAGCAACGAACCCATTTTACGAGCAGTAGAGTTAGTTGTACCAGCCGAACGACCTTGATTAGCCAAGAGGATGGTTTCCAGATCACGCTTTAGCTCTTGTGAAGCCTTAGCCAACTGGTATGCCTTCTCAGACTTACGACCTGCTTTATTAACTGAATCCAGAGTGCCAGAGACTTTGATAGTCTTTTGCAGAATCTGAGTATAGTTACCCAAACGAACTGTAGGTGACAAAGTAGCATCAGATGCGTCAGCACCCTCAACAGCAGCGTTATTTGTGGTAGCGGCTGCAAGAGAGTCGGTCTGCCATTCATGGAAAACTGCCGTTGCCTTGCTCTTGCCAATACTGGACATGAAGGGAGTAGTAGTAGGGCTGATGTCGTAAATGATGTCGGTCAAATCTTCACGCTGACCGATTGCGTCATAAGCATTATAAATTGCCATGATTTAATCCTTTATATAAATCGTTCAAATACACTTGCCGCATCACGGATACTTCCGCTTGCTCTAGCTCGTGCCTTTAGTTTCCTTGTTTCTTCAGCATTACTATCTCTAGGTTTACTTACGCCTGGCTTAATCGCTTTAGGAGCCTCATTAACCTTCTTGGTTATAGCTGGCTTACTAGCAACTAGCTTGTCGTACTGCATAGCCTTGTATAGCGTTAATACTGCTCGACTGTCATATACAGCCGCTAATTCATTTTCAGAGAATCCCATCTGCTTACCATACGTGCGAATATCATTTCTGATAGCCTCGCCCTTCGATGGATCAGCAAACTCAGGCAAAGAAGCTGACAACTTCTGCATTTCTTCAGCCACTAATGACTGCATCTGCATCTGTCTGTCGTGCTCTTGTTGCTGATTGATTCGCTCTCTCTCAGCCCTAACAGCACCTAATTGCTTCTCTCTCTGTACCATCTCTGCTACCTTGACACTGTACCCAATAGGATCAGTCTCTTTAAGGTAGTCTAAGTTTTCCTCTTGCGGCTGAAGCATCTGTTCAATCATCTCAAGTCTCTGTGCGTACGTATCGCGCATTTGCTTGGCTTCTTGAACTGCTTGACGCTCAGACTCTACAGCCTTGCGTTCCTCTGCTACAGCTTGCGATTTCTTGGTGTAATCCGTGCCAAGTTGATAAGACTTGATAAGCTCATCAAGCGTTACCTCACGTTCTTCTCCGGCTGCTTTAACCAGATACGTGGGCTGCTCTTGCTCCTCACCGTCATCTTCCTGTTCTACCTCAGACTCATCGTCTGATTCGGCCTCGCTTTCGTTAGCTTCTGAAGCGGATTCTGGTTGTTCCTTATCGGAGCCATCTTCCCGATCCATCATGCTCAAGAAAGCGTTAGCTGCACCTTCTACCGTTAACTCACCACTACCTTCCGGTGTCGTGTTCTGAGTATCGCTCATTTATGTTTCCTTAATTATATCGGGAACTGCCCGACGCAGACTACAATATTTTTAACTTTTTCGCATCTATTAGCTTCTGATCTGCTAACCCTTGAACATAATTCTCAATGGTTTCTAGTACGCGAATACGTACGTATGCTTGCTCACGTATATCTATATCCTGATGGTCGCTATTCAAGAACTTAGCCAACTCTATGCCTCGTAACTCTTCCATCATCTCAATGTAGTAGTCATCTCTCAGCAGGTTCAATGCCCATTCTGTTCTGTTCATTGGTTTCCTAGTAATCCCATTGGAACACGCATTTCATTAGGAGCAGCAAACGGACTTAAACCCATCTTTCTGCGTGACTCAGCCCACATTTCAGCCTTATCATAAATGTTATTAGTAGGCTGATTACCTTGCAACAAATGCTGTATCTCTGCCTGAGTCAACGTAGGAACCAATAACGGATAATGTCTGCCTTGCTCATCAGTTGACGATATTTCAGTAGCAACTTGACCTTCAGCCGTAGGCAATAACCCAAAATATCCTTTACCTTTCATCTCTAATGGATCGCCAGCACTCTCAGCATACCTAGCACCATAAAACGGCAATGATCCGATAAAGTCTAATAATCCCATTACGCACCTCTAGTCAGAGAGCCTAGTTCACGCAGAGCCTTTAACGTCATCTCAGTCTGCTTGTTCTTCGTAGCCTCATCAGCCAAGTCCATCGCTAACACAGCTTGCAATTGCTTAACCGCTAACTCAGCTTCCTTAATACGTAACTCAGCCGTATCACGCTGGTTCTTCATCTGCATCTCTATACCTTTACGGGTATATTCAGCCTCTAGCGTTTGTCTCTCAAGCTCAAGTTTCGCACCGTCGATCTGTGCCTTAGCCTGTGTCTTTTCTCTCTCAACCTCAGCCAGCATCTGAGCAATCTCTGCTTGGGCATCAGGCGATGGTGGTTGCGGCTGTGAAAGTTGAGCATTTTGTTCCGGTGTAATCTCGTTCATGAACTCGTTAGCATCTTTGAAACCAGCAGACTCAATAAACTTTGCAAGCGTATTGCGATACTGACCGATAGATACCAATGGATTAGACGGGCCATACTGCTGAATGATCTGCTCTTGCTTCGCTAGAACCATCTGCAACATAGCTAACTTCTGCTCTCTGTCACCTGAACCTAGACCAACATTAACGCTAATATCGTACTCATTAGCCCATGTTCTAGGATCAAACGTCACGTACTTACCGCGCATCCGTACAACTCTAGGCTTATCCTGGTACTTGCCCAATAGATGCAAGATACCCTTAAACAGACTCTTTACACCTGTCTCAGCAAAGATACGAGCAATCAACTCCAGCTTGCCAGAGTTAGACTTCATCATTGCAGCCACAGCCGTAGCAGTGACGTTATTCAATACGTCTGGATCAAGTCCCTGCTGTGCATCGCTAACACCTGTACGCTTGGCCTGTACCTGATCCAAGTACTCCAGCATAGGCATAGCCTGACCGAACGTGCTCTGTACCGTTAGTGGTACGAGTGCATTAGGGTTCTTCATACGGATTACACCGCCAGGCGTAGCGTTCAATAGATCATCCAGATTAACCTGACCATCGACAGCACCAACACGGCTATTGTTCGTTAGATACAGGTTATCTAAGCTCTGACGAGTAATCGTAGACTTCTGAAGCTGTATGTCCATCGTTCTATCAGCTAATGACTGACCGAAGAACTTGTGCGGGATTGGGATAGGACAGATAGAGTGGAACGGAATATAGTCACACTCCTCATCTTCCAGTATCTCAGAGCCACAGTAAACGATACGACGTAACTCAGCTATACCGTCGTCATCCTCATCGATACGGATATAGCACTCATAGACCTCAACTGTCTGCATTGAGAAGTCTAGGCTGTTATTCTGGTCTGGCTGCTCACCGTTAGGGAATCGTGCAATACGCTCAGAACTGAACTCTAAGTCGTTATATGTTGCTAGATCGTCAACTATGTCTTTATCGTAACCCATAGCTATTAACTCGCTACGAGTCATCAATCGACGATGAGCCACGAACGTAGCTTCTTCTATATTACGAGCAGACTTAGAGATAAGGAATTCTTCAGGTGGTACGTTCTCAATCTTTACGTTACCCGATTCCTCTGTGCGCTGAACATACACCTCATAACTAGGAACTTGTATAACATTCCCCATCATGTCCTGCATTTCCGTATATTCTATTTCCTGCTTGACAACCTTTAGAGACTGATCCGATAGCAACAGAGCCAGCTCATCCTCAGTCAGATTCTTATATTCTTCCTTGCGTACGTCTACCTTGTCATCCCAGTAAGACTTAACTACGCCTACCTTTTGTAGCAGTGCGTCTTTGAACCAGTTATGGAGAATAAGCATCCCATCATTGTCACGATAGAAAGCCCAGTTACAGTAGTCAGTAGCCTGTTTAGCTGATTCCTCGTCCTGTGGGCCTTTAGGCTCAAAGTAAACAATATCCTCAGTTGTAGTGAATACCCTAATTAATTGTGGTAATGCACCATCAATTGCTTCGGCGACCTCCCCTGTTACGATCTGTGATCTTCCCTCTTGCTCATTACCGTAAGGACTGCGTAAGTAATACTCTAGTGCTCTCTTACGATCTTCGGTAGTCTCTGTGTCAAGATAGCCTATCGAGTTATCAATCTCATTCTCGATAATGCCTTTAACTGTGCCTTCGTCCATCATAATGCGTTCCTCTTAGGATTTTCGCAATTATACAATCCATTTCGTGTTAATAGGTAATTCTGACTGCCATGAAGTCGTGTCTTGGTCAAGGCTTATTGCTAGGTATCTGAAAGCGTCTGAAGCATGGCTAGACCAATCATGTAGAGGCTTGTCATAGAACACTTGCTGCCTCTCGTTATACTCTCTACGGTAGTTCCTAAGAGCATCTAAGCCTGTCTTAGTCTTATGATCGAACCAACATTGTGGCAATAGCCTTCTGGTGGCTTGTATGCCGTCTGCAATCGATAAACGAGGAGCGACTGTTATATCGAGTCCTGCTTCCTGTAAAACCTCTTTACGGCTCTTTCCTGTGCCTAGCTCCCTTACTTCAACATCGTGAGGAAGGAACTGCGTGAAGCCTTCGTAGCCGTTATCTTTGAGCCAGCGTACATACCAGTCCAGACCGACTCCGTGGTTCTCCGTAAAATCAATGAGACGTACTTCTTTTCCAACCACCTGAGCAACCCACAGACTAGTAGAATCGCTAATCCCCAAATCCCAAGCAACATAAGACTTACATAAGTCATCAGGCTCGATAGTGGTGATCCGGTTCTTCGCCTCAAGATCGTTGATAATCTGCCCATAATAGCTACCCTCTACGGCTGCGTCAAAGCTACACTCAAACTCTTGATTGTACTTATCATCGCCCATTTCCTTACGAGCAGCCCAAAGCTCCTTCTCAGCAATGATGCCTGTCTGACTAGCTTTAAACTCTAGTAATGCCCAACCTTCAGCAGTCTTAGCCCTGTCTCTGAACTCTGCAAAATGGTTGCGTCCTTTGGGCGTACCAATGAATAAGCACCACGTAGGAGCCTCGTCTGTATTCCTGTCAGCTAGTGCAGGACGTATAACCTCATTCCATATCTTAGGGTTTTGATCGCC